GCTATGACTGATGAAAGAGGTTTAAGAATCGCAGCTAAAGGAGTTAAAATGATAATTCCTTCTGCGAATCAGTTCAACGCTGAGAGATTGATGAAATCTCAAGGTAGAACTCAGACTGCTGATAATGACATCAATGCAATCAACAGCATGGGAATGATCCCACAAGGTTACAGAGTTAATAACTTTTTAACTGATGCTGATTCTTGGTACATTATTACGGACGTTCCAAATGGTATGAAGATGTTCAACAGAACTCCATTGACAACTTCAATGGAAGGGGACTTCGATACTGGCAACGTTAGATACAAAGCTAGAGAAAGATACGCTTTTGGCGCATCTGACTATAGAGGTATCTTCGGTTGCGAAGGTGCGTAAGCAATACTAAACAATTTTGTGGCCGGACATAGTTCGGCCACATTTAACAAATATACGGTGAGATTCATGAAAAAATTTACAGTAAAGATATGGGCATATTATTATTATGCAAAATTTGAAGTTTCTTCAGAGGATAATGCTATTTCTATGGAAAAAGCAGTCCTTGACAAACTGGGAGAAAAGAGTATAAAATGGGAATATCTCGGAAATTCTTATGATGACCGAGTAAACAGAATAACCTATGAGGAGGTTGTTGATGATACAAGACCTATACAAAGCAAAAAGGTCCTTGGAGTTGAAGTGGGAACAGGAGCATCTATCTAATGATAGGTACACTCTTGATATGGTCAGAATTGATGACAAAATTAAAGAAGTCATCACACAAATTAAACTGGCTGAAGCTGAAATTGCTTACAAGCAAAATAGCGTTGAAGACGCTGCTCCACAAGTTTCTGTAGCTACTTAGAATAAAAGCTACATCGCTGAAATCGCACTTTCTTTACAGGCTCTCTTGCACTCTACTAAAATCTAATATATAAATAAATCACTATACAATTATTAATAAAACTTAAATGTAGACGCGTATAGTCGACAACCCCTAGGGACTACATTTAAATATTCTAGGAGGAATATTATGGCAAATACAACTTTTTCGGGTCCAATATTAGCTGGTACTATTAAAAATACTACTGGTACTACTGTTGGTTCGGATATGAAAAACACAGGACAAGTGTTAATGTCACAAAGTGAAGCTGTTGATCAAACAGCTGCTACAAGTACAACAAATATAATACTTCCTGCAAACAGCCAATTGGTTTCTGCAGCGTTAAGTGTAAGTGTTGTATGGAGTGGTGCTGCAACTACAACTGGCTTAGGTTATGTTGGTGATGCAACTGCATTTACAGCAGCATTAGGAATAGCTGGTGGTACGTTAGGTATTATCGATATTACAGCTGGAGCTAACAAAGCAAGAGTTGATGCATGGGCAGATATTGGTTCTACTGATAGACGTTTACTTTTAACACACAATAACACTGGAACAGGTGTTGGTTGGTTAACTGTTACGTATATTCAAAATAATAACGTAGGTTAATAAATAATTTATTGTGGGGCTTCGGCCCCACATGAATTTTAAGGAGAATAAAATTATGTCAATAACATCAAAAGTAAGACAAACAGTTGTCTTGACTGCAGACGGTCAATTACAAAGTTTAGTAATGGATAATACTGCTGTTCCTACAACGGCAACAGCTACTAATATTAAAAAAATTAATATTATGACTGTTTTTGGACAATCTTCAAATTCAGATGCTGAAATTAAAATTTATAATGAAACTGGATCTGCAACGGCAAAAAATTTAGTTTTTCATGGTAAGTTTGGAACAACAGCTAATGAAGTTCAAGAATTTAAATTACCAGGAGCTGGTATTTATTGTGATGAAGGAGCTTACGTCGACCTTACTAACTGTGATTTTTGTTACGTAGTCGGAACATTTTAAGGAGTTAGCCCATGGCGAATACTACTTCTTCAGCCTACGCATTTGATCAAAATTTCTCAATTGATGAGATCATTGCTGATGCATACGAACGTCTTGGTTTAGTAGGTACAGCAGGTCATCAATTAAGAACAGCTAAAAGATCTTTAAATATTCTTTTTCAAGAATGGGGCAATAGAGGAATACATTTTTGGGAAGTAGGAAATACTAATATTAATTTAATAGTAGGTTCATCAACTAATGTTGATGCTACTGCTGAAGGTTCTGGTATTTATACTTTTTATAGAAATTCTTCAGATGTTCCTGGAGGAGGAGAACCACCTCAAGCTACAACAGTTCCAACAGCAAACGTTTATGGTATTTCAGATATTTTAAATGTTACTTATAGACAAAATTATAATACCACATCTCAATCAGATATTGGTTTAACTAAAGTTGCAAGAGATGCATATTCAGCAACAGCTAACAAAGCATCACTTGGAACACCTTCTCAATATTGGGTACAAAGATTTATAGATAAAGTTACAATTACTATTTATCCTATGCCTAATTCAACTGCTGCGTCTAATTACTTAAACGTTTATTATGTTAAAAGAATTCAAGATACAGGAGCTTATACTAACGCAAGTGACACACCTTTTAGATTTGTACCATGTATGATCTCAGGATTATCATATTATTTATCTATGAAGTTTGCACCACAAAGAACACAGGAGATGAAGTTGTTGTACGAGGATGAGTTAGCAAGAGCATTATCAGAAGATGGTTCTCCAGCTAGCACATACATTACTCCGAAGACATACTATCCAAATATATAATGGCTAGATTTGCAAAAGGTAGTAGAGCATTAGCGATCTCTGATAGATCAGGTGCAGCTTTTCCATATAGAGAAATGGTACAAGAGTGGACTGGTGCGTGGGTCCATATTTCTGAATTTGAACCTAAGCAACCACAATTAAAACCACATCCTGTAGGTGCTGATCCACAAGGATTACAACATGCAAGACCTGCAAGAGTAGAGTTTGCAGTGCAAGATATTTTACCTGACAATCCTTTTACCACAACAGCCGCATCAAAAGTTTTAAGTGTATCTTTTCCAGATAACGGATTAAATGCAGGGACATCTTACGTAAGATTTAGTGATTTAAAACAACCAGTAGGTGGAGTTGCAGTTTCAACTTTAGAATTATCAACAACGTTAAATGGAAATATAAGTAATTCTGCTACATCAATTGTTTTAACTGATGGATCAGAATTTCCAACAGCAGGATACATTGTTATAGAAAAAGTTTGGACAGAAGCTGATTTAACAGCAGGTACAATTACTAATCCTTTATTGGTCGGAACATATGCAAATGAAACTATTCAATACACAGGCAGGTCTACACATACTTTAACAGGATGTACACGTGGAACATCTGCTCCATATAGAGGAGTGACTTTAGCTAACACTACAGCTATTGCTCATACTTCTGGTGCAAAAGTTTATGGATGTTATTTAGCAACTGCTATTGGAACTACAGTAATTGTAGGTCCTAAAACATCTCAAACAGAAACACATTATAATTCATTAACAGTGCCTTTAGTTTCTAATGCTACAAGCGCAGCAACAGGAGGCGGTTTTCAGTGTACAATTGGACCCGTTAATGATAGAGGTTAATTATGGCAGGATATAATTACTCAAATTTAGTAACTGATATTAGAAACTATTCAGAAGTAGATTCTAATGTATTTACTGCTGCTGTAGTAAATAGATTTATAGAAAACTCAGAATATAGAATTGCATACGACATTCCTATGGATTCTGATAGAAAACAAGCTCAAGCACAATTTGCAACAGATAGTAATTCAATAAATGTTCCAGCAGGATGTTTATTTGTAAGAGCTGTTCAAGTATTTCCTTCTACGAGTGCTAGTACTGGACAAGGAGTTTATTTAGAAAGACGAGACCAGACTTTTATACAAGAATATGTAGGAGAATTAACAGGTGATGAAGGTAGTCAAAGTGGTCAAGACACTACCGGTTTACCTAAATATTATTCTATGTTTGGAGGAGCTACAGGAACAAGTTCAACTACTTCTGGAGGAATGTATGTAGCCCCTACACCAGACGCTAATTATCAATATATTATTCATTATAATAAAATTCCACCTAGTTTAGAGACTGATACTTCAGGGACATATGTTAGTTTATACTTCCCTCAAGGGCTTCTATATGCATGTTTGTGTGAGGCATTTACTTTCTTAAAAGGTCCAACTGATCTGTTGACATTATACGAACAGAAGTATAAAACTGAACTACAAAAGTTTGCAGCGATGCAAATTGGAAGAAGAAGACGAGACGATTACACGGATGGAACATTAAGAATACCAATCGAGTCACCGCCTCAGTAATTAGGAGAAAAAAATTATGGCAATAACATCTGCAATTTGTAATAGTTTTAAAACAGAAATTTTAAAGGCTGTTCATAACTTTACTGCATCATCAGGAAACACATTTAACTTAGCTTTATATACAAGTTCAGCAACTTTAAATAAATCAACAACAGCTTATAGTTCATCAAACGAAATTTCTAATACATCTGGATCTGCTTATTCTGCAAAAGGAAAAGCACTTACAAGTGTAACTCCTGTACTATCTACAGATACAGCAGTTTGTGACTTCGCAGATATTTCTTGGACATCAGCTTCTTTCACAGCTAATGGTTGTTTAATATTTAATGATTCAGCATCAGGTGACCCAGCAGTTTGTGCTATCGCATTTGGTGGAGATAAAACTGCAACTAGTGGAACTTTTACAATTCAGTTTCCAACAGCTGACGCATCAGACGCAATTATCAGAATAGCATAGGAGTAAAACATGGCTGACGTTACAGTATCAGTAACGGGGCTTTCCTCAACTTCTTCATTAGGGGATATAATCTACTCAGGTAATATCACTGGATGGGGACGTTATACGTGGGGTCAACGTCAATATGGTGATGCCACTGCAATTGAAACTGGATGGGGACGATTAGCTTGGGGTGAAGCAGATTGGGGTGAAGGTGCCGATGAAATCGTTTCAGTTACAGGTATTAGCGCAACTACTTCAATTGGTTCTGTAACACCAGTAATTTCAAATACAACAGAATTAACTGGATTAGAATTAACTTCTTCTCTTGGAACAGCAACAACAGATATTTCAATCACACTTTCTTTAACAGGACAATCTGCAACTTCATCTGTAGGAACTATTACACCAGTAGATCAAGTAATGGGATTAACAGGACAATCTGCAACTTCATCTGTAGGAACTATTACACCAGCAGATCAAGTAATGGGATTAACTGGTTTAGAAGCTACTTCTTCAACTGGAGAAGTAGTTATACCAAACATAGGTGTTCCATTGACAGGACTTGCTGCAACATCTGCAGTAGGAGAGTTTTTTATTGAGTCAGGAGTTATAGTTACTACATCTGGAGTAGGTGCAACATCAGCTTTAGGTAGTGTAGTTGTTCCAAATGAAGATGTATCTTTAACAGGACTTGCTGCAACATCTGGATTAGGTTCTTTAACTTTAGTTGGTGATGTTACAATAATTCCAACAGGTCAAGCAATGACTTCTGGTGTTGGAACATTAGATCCAGCAGATCAAGTTATGGGATTAACAGGAGTTTCTTCAACATCTGCAGTAGGTTCAATAACTCCATCAGATCAAGTTATGGGATTAACAGGTCAATTAGCTACATCATCTGTAGGGATTCTTTCACCATTATATACTCGAGATTTAAGCTATAATACTAGCGCGTCGTACAGTACAAAAACGAATAATACTTCTGCGTCTTATTCAAATAAGACAAATAACACAAGCGCATCATATACGGATAAAACACATGCCGGTTAAAATGATGTTGACTTGCTATCTAAAACACAATATTAATAACAATAATTAGGAGAACAAAATTATGACATCTACTTATACACCTCTCGGCGTAGAGTTAATGGTAACTGGTGAAAATGCCGGTACTTGGGGAACAAAAACAAATACGAATTTACAACTTATAGAGCAAATCTCTGGTGGTTATAAAGTACAAACTTTAAATACTGCTGGCGCAGGAGCAAATACTACAACTTTAACAGAATCCGATGGTGCTACAGGTGCTACGGTTGCAACAAGAGTAATTATTTTAGGTGCAGTTTCTCCAGAAACGATTTCAGGAAATAAAATTGTAACTTTTCCAGTTGGCGTAGAAAATTTTTATCTTATAAAAAATAGTACATCTGGTTCATACACAGTACAATTAAAAGCAGCTTCAGGTTCAGGTGCAACAGTTACTTGGGCAACAGGCGACAAGACATGGAAACTAGTTTATTTTGATGGCGTAGCAACTAACACTGGTGTTTATGATGTTGGTTTTGGTGCAACTTCTCCTG